AGCCGGCGGTGCTGCCGAGCGTGGCGAAGGTCAAACGACCTGTGGCGGTGCGGCGGATGGAGCAGCTGGGTTTGCCGATTGACGATTATGCAATGGGCTTGAACGACAAGCAGCGCGACTGCGCCCATGCGCGGATGGCTCTGGCGGCGGAGGTGCTGCGGCTGCACGAGGTAACCGGCTTTGGCATTACGGATGCGGTGCAGTTTGTGGTGCGGCAGGTGGAAACCGGGCAGCTCTCGGAATCGCTGGCTTATTTGGTGCCGGTGGCCAATGCCCGCGCCAACAACCAACGCGGCATCAGTGTACGCACGCTGAAAGGCTGGGTGGCGGCCTACCGCGCCGCCGGCTCGCCCAATGCGCGGTTGGCCGCTTTGGCACCGCGCCCGACCAAAACAGAGACGCCGGTGGTGCAGATTGCCTGGCTGGCCGACTTTATGGCGCACCACTGCCGCCCGAGCGCCCCGAAGCTGGCGCACAGCTATCAGGAATTTGCCAAAGGCTGGCTGGCTACCCAACCGGCCTACGATTTGCCGAGCTTGGATACGGTGCGGCGGGTATGGAAAAAGCTGCCGCAGATTATGCAGCAGCGCGGGCGGATGACGGGTGCGGCCTACAAATCGCTGCTGCCCTATATCCGGCGCGACTGGCAGGCTTTACGGCCAAATGATGTGTGGATCGGCGACGGCCACAGCTTTAAAGCCAAGGTGCAGCACCCGATCCACGGGCAACCGTTTAAACCCGAAGTAACCGTGATTATCGACGGCTGCACGCGCATGGTGGTGGGGTTTAGCTTTTCGCTCGCCGAGAGCTGTGTGGCGGTGGCGGATGCGCTGCGTATCGGCATCAAGCACAACGGCGTGCCGCTGATGTACTACTCCGACAACGGCGGCGGCCAAACCGGCAAAACCATCGATCACGAAATCACCGGCTTAACCGCACGGCTGGGTATCCACCACGAAACCGGCCTGCCGGGCAACCCGCAGGGGCGCGGCATCATCGAAAGATGGTGGCAAGACAACCTGATCCGGCTGGCGGCGCAATACGAAACCTTTACCGGCTCCAGCATGGATCGGAGCACGCAAAACCTGCTCTACCGCAAGATGGACAGCGCGTTTAACGCATGGCGGCAGGGCAAGGAATTGACACCCGAGCAGCAGCGCTACAAAGCCAAGCTGCCGAGCTGGCAGCAGTTTATGGCGGATGTGATGCAGTGTATTGCCGATTACAACAACCGGCCGCACAGCGAACTGCCGAAAAACGCCGACGGCGTGCACTACACCCCGCTGGAATACCGCGACCTGCGGATGCAGCAGGAAAACCTCGCCCCCGACCTGCTGGCCGAAGCGGAGCTGGACGTGCTGTTTAGGCCGCAGGAAGTGCGCAAGGCGGCACGCGGGCAGATTGAGCTGTTTGGCAATGTGTATTTTTCGACCGATTTGGCCGAACTGCACGGCGAAGACGTGCGGGTGGCCTACGACTACGACGATGCCGAGTGGGTGTATGTGTACAAGATGGACGGCAGCTTTGTGTGCAAAGCCAAGGTGGACGGCAACAAACGCGCGGCCATGCCGATTACGGTGCGCGACCAGCTGGCGGAAAAACGTGCCAAAGGCCGAATCAAACGGGCGGAAAACACCATCCGGCTGGCGAAAGAAGAAACCCGCCCGGCCATCGAGCAACAGCCCGACTTCGGATTACTGGTTGGCAATGGGAACTACGAGCCCGTGCCGGCGAAAAAACCTCAGATATTTATGTTTGAAAGCGACCGCGACGAATGGGAGCGGCAGCAAGCGAAGTAAAACAGGCAGCCTGCGGCAACAGGCTACCTGAAACCCTGAAACCCCTTTTTACAAGGATTTTAAAGATGAGCATCAGACAGGATTTACAAGACTATATCAGCGATAACGGCCTCTCGCAATCGGCGGTGGCGCGTGCCGTGGGCGTTACCTCGCCCGTGGTGAACCAATACCTGCACGGGAAGTATCCGGGCAATGTGCAGGAAATCGAACGCAAGATTGCCGCCTATCTGCAAAAGCAACGCGAGCGCGAAGCCGAGAGAAAGCTGGAGGTGGACTATGTGCTGACGACTACGGCCAAGCGGGTGCGCGACGTGCTGCGGCTGGCACACGTGGAAGGCGAAGCGGTGGTGCTGTTCGGGCAGGCTGGCTTGGGCAAAACCAGCTCGCTGCGCGAATACTGCAAACAGGCACCCGACGCGCTGATGATTGAAACCGATCCAACCTATACCGCCAAAGTGCTGCTGCAAAAGCTGGTCGCCATGCTGGGCGCAGAGGGCAAAGGCAGCCTGAACGAGCTGATGGATGCGGTGGTGGGCAGGCTGAAAGACAGCGGCCGCATCATCTTGGTGGACGAGGCGGAAAACCTGCCGCTGCGGGCGTTGGAATGCCTGCGCCGCGTGCACGACAAAACCGGCTGCGGTTTGGTGTTGGCCGGGATGCCGAGGCTGCTGGTGAACCTGCGCGGCAAAAACGGCGAATTGAAACAGCTCTACAGCCGCATGGCCTTTAAATTGGACTTGGGCGAGAGCGTGCCGGATGAAGACTTGGCGCAGATTGTGGCCCAAGCGATGCCGGATATGGATGAGGAGGCTGCCGCCGAGCTGGTGCACACCGCCGCAGGCAACGCACGCCGGCTGGACAAGATGCTGCGCGGCGTGGTGCGGCTGGCCCGGATTAACCGGCAGGAACCCTCCGTGGAAATGGTACGGCAGTTTGCCGAGATGTTGATCCATTAAAGCAGGCCGTGTGAAAAACGCAAAAGGCCGTCTGAAAATAAGAAAGGTTAAAAAATGAGAATCCAATATGAAAAAAGAGTGATTAAGAACGGATTGTTCGAATATGAAGGTAATTTCTACACTTTTACCGGCCTTCCGGACGGCGGCGATGACGGCGTGGAAATCTTGGTTGGGAAAAATAAAAAAGGCAGGGTCATTGCCAAATACCCGAAAGACAAGTGGGAAGAATATCGGGCGAGATAAAGCCAAGCCCTTGGTGCGTCTATATTTTTTTGCCTGCTATTTATAATAAATGATTGTTTTGTAAGGATTTTATAAAAATGGAAGAGTTAAAAATCAAACTGGTGCATTGGGCAGTGGCGGTGCCTGCGGCCTGGATGATGGCCGCACTGCCCTCGTGCGAAGCCGTACCCGCAGTGAGGCAGGAAGCCGTGCAGGTGCATATTGCCGATTGGGAGGAGAAGCCGGTATCGACCGAATCCCCGCCGCAGGGACGCATGGCGGAATGGCCGATGCCGGGCGAAGTGCCGCCGATGCCGTTTGAGCCGACCGAGGAAGATTTTGAATCGGGGTTGGCGCGATGAGTTGGGGCAGGCGTTACAGCGACCCCTTCGCGTTCGGCCGCCATGTCGGCAGCCTGCGCAGCAGGGGGAGGGGGGGGGACTCGGAAAAGCCCTATGAGGATTTCAGGCGCGAGGAAGCGGAAGAGAGGCAGCGCAAAATCAATGCGGTGCTCTCGGAAGTCCGGGAGAAGTTCGGAGAGGGCGTAATGCGGCGCGGAAGTGATTTTTTGAAGAATGAGGATGAAAAGAAATGAACGCAAAAGAACTGTTGGAATGGCTGGAAGAGCGCGGCGAGCTGTACATCTGCAAAGCAGACGGCGGCAGCTATACCGTCGTCGCACGGGCGGCTGACGGCGTGTTAAAGACGGCGGAGGCGGCCACGCTGGGCGAGGCGGTTTTGATGTGGGAGGAAATGTGATGAACATCCGTTGCCCTAACTGCGGAGCGGTGCACAGTCTGGATACCTTAATCAACGATGCCGACGCATCGGAGGTGCTCAAGGCTGTGTTGGATATGGATGCGGCGTTGGGCAAGGCGGCCATTCGCTATATCGGCCTGTTCCGCCCCGCCAAGTCGCAGTTGAGCTGGTCGCGGACGGCGAAGCTGTTGAACGAGTTGATGCCGTCGATTAAGGCTGCAACCATCGAACGCGACGGCGTGTCCTACCCCGCCCCTGCGGCGGCATGGATACATGGCTTTACCGAAACGCTGGCCGCGCGCGATGCAGGCCGTCTGAAAACGCCGCTCAAATCGCACGGATACCTGTACGAAATCGTCAGCAAATGGCAGCCGTCGGCCGCTGCGGCAGTGCCTGCCTGTCCGATACCTGCGGATGCGGCGGCAGTCAATACCAAGCTGCGGCAGGGTGTGCACGCGCTGACACAGTGGGCGGGCGAAGACTGGTTGAAACAGGAAATTGCGGCAGGTTTCTCCTTATTGGCCGCACAGAACCTCAAAGGCCGTCCTGCGGCGCAGGATTTGCCTGTTTTGGCCGCGTTGTGGGAGCAGAGGTTGATGGAGCACGCGGTTGCACGCGGAGAAGTGAAGCTGATTGCGGAAACGGACAGGATGCGGATTCAGACGGCCTTTAAGGCCTTACAGGATACGCAGGAATGGCCGAACGTCATCGATCTGATCCGCGCCCTGCCGCCGCGCCTGATACCTCGGTCGATGTTGGCGAAACCGCAACCCGACCGGGCAAAAGGACGGGAAGAGTTGGCCAAAGTCAGACAGACTTTAAACCGGAAAGGAAGTGAAAAATGAAATTGTCAGCAAACGAAGAAGCAATACTGGCTGAATTTGTCGGCTACTACTGGTTGTTATTTGCCATGTGGTGCGAAGAAAACGGCCATACGGCAGGAGATGCCGAATCAATCAGGGTCAAACTGGAAAACCCTTAATCATCAACTGGTAAAAAGGAAAAGCAAAATGGCGAAACAACGTATCAAACAGGCCGCGATTGAGGCGGCACAGGACAAGGGTGAAGTAACCGCCCACATCCGCCGCATCGGCGACCTCGCCCGCGAAGTGAAACGGCTTGAGACCGAGGCGGGCGATAAAAAGGCCGCAATTGAAGAGGAATATGCCTACCTTGCCGCGCCTTTGAAGGCCGAAATCGAAGGCCTGACGGCAGGCGTATCGGCCTACTGCGAGGCGCATAAGGACGAGCTGACCGAAAACGGCAAAACCAAAACAGTGGACTTTACCACCGGCCTGGTCAAATGGCGCATCCGCCCGCCCAGCGTGAAGGTAACTGGCGTGGCCGCAGTCTTGGCATGGATGAAGGAAAAAACCGCCTTTGCGGAATTTATCCGCACCAAGGAGGAAATCGACAAGGATGCCGTCCTCAATCAGAAAGAGCGGTTTGCCGACGGCCAAGTCCCCGGCCTGAAAATCGTCAGCGGGCTGGAAGACTTCGTCATCGAGCCGACCGAGCAGGAATTGGCCTAAATCACCGGCGGCCTCGGTTGAGGCCGTCTGAAAATCTAACCGACAACAAGGAACAAAATTATGTGGTTTAAACAATGCAAAGCCTACCGGCTGCCTGAAACCCCGGATGCGGCCGTTTTAGCCGAAGCGTTGGCCGATATGAAGTTCGCCCCGCCGCAGGGCTTGGATTGGTTTTGCGACGGCTTTGATAACCCGCAGCCGTTTACACCGCTGGTATTCCGCGCTGGGGAAACTCTGGGCATTTGCCTTCGCCGAGAAGAGAAAGTGCTGCCCGGTGCGGTGGTCAACGATGAGCTGGCGCGCCGAGTGGCCTTCATTGAAGTCGAAGAAGACCGCCCCGTTGGCCGCAAAGAAAAGCAGGACTTGAAAGAGCAGATTATCGACGAGCTGCTGCCACGCGCCTTTACCCGCACTAGCCGCACCGATGCCGTATTGGTCGGTGGCTACCTGCTGATTAACCAGACCGGCAATAAGGCCGAAACCCTGCTTGGCCGCCTGCGCGAAGCACTGGGCGGGTTACATGCCTGGACGACGACAGCCCACCGTTCGCCTTCCGAGCTGATGACCGAATGGCTGCACAACGGCGAGGCGGACGGGATGTTTGAACTGGATGACTACGTGGTCTTGGTTGGTGCCGGAGATATGGCTCCCGAGGTGCGCATCAAGCGCAAAGACGTAACCGCCGAAGAGGTGGTGCAGCATGTGAAATGCGGCAAGCGCGTGGCCGAGCTGGGTTTGGTATGGCGCGAAAGCATCACCTTTGTGCTGACCGACAAACTGACCATGAAAAACATCCGTTATTTGGACGTACTGACCGAGGAGGCTCAAGGTGGCGACACAGCCGCCGAACAAGCTTATGCCTCGCAAGTTATCATGGCCAACACGCTGACCACCATGCTGGACGAGCTGGCCGAATTATTGGGCGGCTGGCAGGAGTAAAGACATGGCAACAGTGAACATCCTCATCAGCGACCAACCGGGCGGCCTGTTTATTAAGCTGACCTCCGACGAACCGATGCCGAAGGATGACGAAGACGGCGGCAGCATCGCCCAAAATGCAGGCCTTATCTGTTTAGCCGTCCTCAATAGTGAAATTAGGCAGATAACCGGCAAAGAACCAGTTTTGATTGATATCCAATAACCCGCGCGGCACGGTTTGCCGCATTTAAACCATTTTAAAACGGAGTTAAAACCATGAAAAAATACCTATTGGTTGAAATGCCAGATTTGTCGGTTTGGCGTGTGCCGGTACAGGTTATTGCCGATGCCATGACAGATTATTACGTCGAGCAGTGCGGCGAAGACCGAGAGAAAGCTAAAGCCGAAACCGAGCTGTTGTTTACCGAGAATGAAGACGAAATCGAAGACTGGGCATCTGACAATATGGATTGGGATGAAGTTAAATCCCATGCCGTGCGTGTGTCCGATGGGTATGCGGATTACCGAGATGGCTGGATAAACGGTATCAAATGTGTAACTGACGATGAGGAGCAGAAAGATGTGTTTTAAACAATGCAAAGCCTACCGGCTGCCCGAAATTCCGAATAAGGTGTGAACATGGAGAAAGTGCAAATCTTACTGTCAATCATATGCCTTTTTGTGTTAGCAGCTTGTGAACCAACTGCCAGTTATCAGCAATATAGAGAGGGGAAACCAGTAGAGATTCAAACAGAAGACCGCATCGTTGTGAAACGCATTGCTGTTATTCCTGATGATCTTGCTTACTCAAATTATCGCGGGGTATACGTAATTACCGACAAGAAAACCGGCAAGGAGTACATCGGTTTATCAGGTGTCGGCATGTCCGAATCTGGCAGTCATCAAAGCGGCAAGACATCAATCTCTGATGAGCGGTAATAAAAACTGAATCCATCTGAAACTATAAATTCATAAACCGCGCGGCACGGTTTGCCGCATTTAAATCTAATAGGAGTCAAAAGTGAATAAATCCGAATTAATCCAAGCCATCGCCGACGAGGCAGAATTGAGCAAACATGATGCGGCGAGATTTGTCGATGCGTTTATCAGCGTGGTAACTCAAGAACTGAAAGACGGAAACGACGTTACGTTGGTCGGCTTCGGCTCGTTCCACACCGCCCAATCTGCCGAGCGAAAAGGCCGCAATCCTAAGACCGGCGAGACGATTACCATCCCCGCCACTCGCGCGCCGAAGTTTAAACCGGCCAAAGGGTTGAAGGATTTGATCAAGGGTTGATGATAACAAATCGACGGCCGTCTGAAATGGGAAAACCTGTTTCAGACGGCCTTTTTTTATTTGCCAATAATAGGTCAAATACTATATATGGTATTAAATTACTGTATAATTGCATTTATTTTACTAGATATGGTATTTTAACCATGAAAAGCCGCAACGGACTGATCGCCAAAATCAAGATTGCACAAAAGGAGCTGGGGATGGCCGAAGAGGCCTACCGCGCCATGCTGCTGCGCATCACGGGTAAAAACTCGTGCGCGGTGATGGATATCGGCGAGCTGGAGTGTGTGGTTGACGAAATGCGCCGTTTCGGCTTCAAGCCGTCTACGTCTGCGGCACGAGAGAAGCACGGCAGGCCGCACCTGCGCCGCACGACGGCGGCCGCGATGATGGACAAGGTGGAAGCCCTGCTGGCCGACGGCGGCTATCACTGGAACTACGCACATGCCATGGCGCGGCGGATGTTTGGCTGCGAAAAAGTCGAGTATCTGGACAACGATCAGTTGCACAAGTTGGTGGCGGCTTTGCAGATTGCCGCCAACCGTCGGAAGGGGAAATAATGTCGTTTGAACTCTATGATGAAACGGATTTTGAAGCGGTGCGCCACCTGCTGCCGGACAGCGTGATGGAAATGGTGGGGCTGATTGGTGCTGAGCCGACGCTCGCTCTGCTGCGCGCCTACGGCGGCACCACCTTTCCGGTGTCGTGCAACGTGAAGCGTGCCGGACAGGCTACTTACGCCGCTTTGGCGGAGGTGGTGGGCGAGCAGGCGGCAGACAAGCTGTGCCGCGCTTTCGGGCAAAGGCAGCGGTTGTGGCTGCCCAAATGCGAACGGGCGGTGCGCGAGCTGCTGCACCGCAAAATCCGTCGCCGGTTTGACGAGCTGGTGAGCCGCGATAACATGACCGCTTTTTGGGCAGTGCAGAATTTGGCGCAACGCCATCACCTTACCGACCGCACGGTGTGGGATATCCTCAAAAAGACCGACAATGCCCCGCCGCCGGAGAGTGGCCAACATGCGCTGTTTTAACCGTGTGAACCGCCTCAAGTATTTTCAGACGGCCTGCCGATGGACAATAACCCCAGTGTAACCACTGGGGTTTTTCATGTTTATTACGATTACAGCAGGACATTCCAACACCGACCCGGGCGCCGTGAACGGCAGCGACCGCGAGGCGGACATCGCGCAGGACATGCGCAATATTGTGGCATCTATCCTGCGCACCGATTACGGCTTGGAGGTTAAAACCGACGGCGAAGGCAAGGGCAATATGCCGTTGCGCGAGGCGGTGAAGCTCATCAAAGGCAGCCGCTTGGCTATCGAGTTCCATACCAATGCTTCGGCAAACAAGTCGGCGACGGGCACCGAGGCCTTGAGTACGCCGAAAAACAAGCGTTGGTGTCAGGTATTGAGCCGTGCCGTGGCCGATGTAACAGGCTGGAAGCTGCGCGGCGAGGGCGGGTTTAAGCCCGACAATGCGGGGCAGCACAGCCGTTTGGCCTATGCACAGGCGGGTGGCATTGTGTTCGAGCCGTTTTTTATCAGCAATGACGCGGATTTAAAGTTGTTTAAAGAGCGCAAGTGGATTATCTGCCGCGCGGTGGCGGATGCGGTTGCCCGCGAGTTGGGCGTTAATCGAAAGGCCGTCTGAAAAATGAAAAAGTCTTTGATTGCTTTGTGTCTTGTAAATTTCGAAGGCTTAGAAAACAGGTTTGGATTCCTATCCGTACCTGAAATCAGACTGACGCACGAACCAGTACGGGTTAGCTTGTTAAAACAACATCCCAGATTGCGTTTGGGTAAGTCGAGCGTGGCCGCTGCCAGACGGGCGGCGCGGAAATCTCGGAACAGGAGTAAAAAATGATTGAGGGTTGGGATGGGAATTTTTGATATTTTTAAAAACCCCGCGACGGGCAAGGTGTCGCACTCGAAGCTATGGGCGAATATTGCCTGCGCGGCGGGAACTTATAAATTTGTGGTACTGGCCGATCCGTCGGCGGAGATTTGGGCGGTGTATTTGGGCATCGTCGGCGGCTATGCCGTAGCGCGCTCGTTTGTCAGTGTGAAGCGGCAGGAGGTGGAGAGCGACCATGCCCGTGAAGCTGATTAAATACCTGCCCCATTTGGTCGCGGCGTTGCTGCTGGCGGCAGCGTTGGGACTGGCCTACCGCGCGGGCTACCTGAACCGCGACGGCAAAGCCAAAACCGAGATGGCCGCAGTGGCCGCCGCACACCAACAGGCACAGCTGGAGGCAGAACGCGCCTACAGCGCCAAACTGGCCGAAGTGGCGGCGGGGCGGCAGAAAAGGGGTGATTTTGCCCAGAGCCAA